AAGGTTTTATTTGTCTTTATTTGAGAGAAAAATAAAAATATTAAATATATATATTTAACTATTATATTTATATTTAATCGAAGAAGAAGCAATAAATATAAATAATTTAATTATATAAACTGTATTATTACACCTTTTTATAGATAAGCATTCAATAATAATATCTATAATTTCTCTCATAAATAAATAAAAAAGAAAAAAGATGGTTTTTATAATGATTTATATTTTTATTCGACATCTTTATTCTTACCAAAACACAAATATAGAGAAACATATAAACAATTAAACAATATTTGACAATATCCATGCGCCAAATAACACCCACATATTAGCAATATTATTACCTGTGTAATTCACTACATACCTTAATCCAGCACAATGCGGTGCTGTTGTCAAGAATGGAGATGTTATAAATCCCCATAATGTAAGCGGTGTGCAGAACTTTGCATAACAAATAGCAGATACATAATGCACTATTATGAACGCAAAATAGTACAATAATGTCCTGCAATATTTGTTGCCAAGTATCTGTGATATGATTGCTCTTGTCTCCATGTTTTAACGAACTATTCTATGCTGTTAATGAATTGATAATTAATTTTTTATCTTGTAAAAATATAATCAATTTTTTTATTTTTATCTAAAAAAATTAATTTACTTTTTTTTTATTTTTATTTAAGAGAAAATTTTTTAGTCTTTAAGTCTTTAAGTATATAAAATATATATTTTATAGTTTTATACTTTTGGAAAAAGTAGTTTTCTCTATAAATTACCAAAAGTATAAACAATTGAAAATAAAATTAAAAGGTGTCAAAAATATATAAACTAATCAAAATAATTATAATATATTATTATTATATAACTAATATAACATTACTAATGGTAGAAAATAGGCGTAAAATTAATTTAGCAGATGAATTAGAACGATATGATTTAATGCCATCTAGTTCTTCTACTGAATTATCTGGTTTTTCACCAAAGAGTGTAGTAAATTATAAAACACCTGAAAGTGTTGGATGGAGTTCTGGTGACTTTGAATTAGCACGTGGTATGAAACATAATTACCACCGCAAATCAAACCGCAAATCAAACCGTAAATCAAACCGCAAATCAAACCGCAAATCAAACCGCAAATCAAACCGCAAATCACATAGAAAAACCAAAAGAAAAATAAAAAATTGAAATTATTTTTAAAAATAAATTAAAATTGCTATAAAATTATGTCAACAGGATATTTATCTATTGATTTTAAATACAAAGAAGATAGAAATATTTATTTATTTGCTAATCCAATTATAAATATGCCAAAATATTTATCAGCAAAATTAAGAAAAGATACAAAACTATATTGTATTAATTATAAATATAAATCAATAATATATTATAATTTATTTAGAACAAAATTAATTATAAATATGGAATTAAATTATGATAATAATAAAAAATATAATTCAATAAATTCAATAAATTCAATAAATTCAATAAATTCAAATACTCATAATAATTATTATTTTGCTTGTTGTTTAGAAAATCAAAATTTATATATAAATCATTATTATTTAGTAAAAAAATTGTTAAAAAATTTTAATATTCATAAATTAACATATTATTCTAATAATACAAATCTTTTATTTTGTTCTAATATTGAAGATGTAATTAAATTGGCAATAATTATAAAATTTAAATTATTAAATATTAAAATAATATTAAAACGATTAATACATCGTTATATTATAATTAAACGCTCAAAAAAAGTAATCCAAAAATTTATTATAAATTATGGAATAAATTATTTATATAGTCCACCTAATAATATTAATATAAATGGTGGTGTTTATTATAGAAAAGCAAAGTTATTATTTAGTGAATTTGTTTAGATTAGTTTTACAATAATATAATTTATTACACCGACTAAAAGTTGGTTCGATTAAAAGTTTGTTATAGAAGTTTGTTATTTAAGTAGTTTTATTATATTAATTAATTTTAAATATAAAGATTTTTTCTCTAACATTATAAAATCTAATTATTATTTAACTTTAATTTTTTTAGTATGCGAATAAATTATGATAATACAATAATTATTTTTTTTTTATTTTTAATAACAAATTTATATATTTATAGTAACGCATTAGAGAGAATATGGATAATTAGACATTGTGATAAAGATAATAATAGTGGTAATTGTTGTAATAAGCATGGTTATAAGAGGGCATTATCATGGAATAAATATTTTTCTTATTACATTAGAGAGAAATTTATAATTTATACAGCAGATTTTTACCTAAAAACTAACGCAAAAACTAACTTATGTATTGATTATAATAATAATTATAATATTAATTATAATAATAATTATAATCTTAATTGTCAAAAATCTCAACGTATGTATATTACTTCATATTTATTATGTAAATCTATGTTTAATTGTCTGAATATAAATAATAATTATTGTGTTAATCAAATTAAAGAATTAATTATTGAAATAAAAAAACAAAAAATTAATGATATAATTATAGTTTGGAGTCATAGAGAAATAATTACACTAATTAATAAACTTGGAATAAATAATATAAAGAAATGGTCTTCTGATATTGATGGTTATAATGTTATTTTTATGATTACAATTAATAATGGAAATAAAATTAATGCTAATAAAATTAATGTTGATAAAATTTATTATGATTGCTATAATTTTGAAACAAACACATTAAATTGTAATAAACAAATTGAAAATAAATGGCTTTCTAATATCCCTAAAATAAGCAATTATTTTAATAATAATTTTGAAGGTTTTGAAATTGTAAATAATATCAATAATATAACATCAGATTATTTTAATTCTACATCAATACCAAGAAATAAGACAAATAATATATTAAATATAATACTTATTACATTTAATTTAACAGTCTTAATATTAACAATTTTTATTATAATTAAAAAATATATATCTTATTATAAAATAAATTTTACATCTTTATTTAGGAAAACACCTAAAACGAATAATTTTATAAGAATATTACAAAATGAAAAAACACCATTAATTGATTTAAGGTCAATAGAATTAAAATATTATAAGTCTAATGAACTAAATATTTGATAAATACTAAGATTTATTTTATTATAATAATATTATGAAATTAAATTTAATTACTAATAATAATAGTTATAAAAATAATGATAATGATACATATAATAATAAAAATAATACTCCAAGTCAAATTATGAATAATAAAGAATACTTAAAAAAAACTGAGTTGATGTCATTATTAAATAAAAACTTGAAAATTTATAAATTGTTACCAAATAAATATAAAAAAAATTTTAAGATTATAAACACAAATAATAATTATAGTAGTATATATTATTTTGATTATTTTCCAATGTCAGTAATTTTTATTGCTGACCCACTAACTAAATATTATCAAGTATATTTTTGTACTACCTATTATAAATATATAAAGAAATGTAGCACAAAAAAACTTAGTTATAATGATTATATTTTTTATAGAAATGTAAAAGAAAAATTAGGATTAAATAAAATATTAATTTTTAAAAATGAAGAGAAATTATTAGATATTATTTATTTAATTAATTTCAAGTTAATTTCTGTTAGACTTGTAATAAAAAGATTTTGTAATTTATTAAAGAAAAAAATAAATGCTAAAAAAATAATAAGAAAATTTATTTTAAAGTATGGAGTAAATTATTTATATTGTCCTCCAAATAAAGTAAATAATTTAGGTTCTGTTTATTATAGAAAATCATATAAAAATTTTCAGCAATTATTAGAATGTAATTAATGATTTTTATAAATATTTTTTCTCTCAATTATATTAGTCAGATTTAACTATTACTAATTGTTTTGTGAATTTAAACTTTTCATCGTGCATTTTACGTTTTTTTAAATTACATTTTAAACATGATAAACGAAAATTATTAATATTATGACCTAATTCATTATTTATTCTATCTACGCTCCATTGACAATTTTCACGTACTTTATCATATAATATTAACATTTCATTACAACAATAATAACAAATAAGTTTTGTTTCGATTAATGAATTTATTATTAAATTAAATGTTATAAATTCATTAGAAGAATAATGTTTTTTTATTAAATCTTGTTGTCTATAACTGTGTATTTTATTTTTAATTTGATTTGAAATTAACTGTGTTAATGTTGAGTTATGTTTATAATTATTGGTTTTTAATTCTTCCAATAATAATAATTGATTACTAGCATCATAATATTTTATATCAAAATTCCATTTTATACTTTCTAATCTAAGTTTTTTTGGTTTTTCTAGTGCTAATGTTTTTTTATTTGATTTAAAATTAGTATTTAAAAGTATTTCTTTTTTCTCTTCATTAAGTGCTTGTATTAAATTTTTATTTGTTTCAATGTTGTTATTTTTTTCAATGTTTTTATTTGTTTCAATGTTGTTATTTGTTTCAATGTTGTTATTTGTTTCAATGTTGTTATTTGTTTCAATGTTGTTATTTGTTTCAATATTGTTATTTGTTTCAATATTTTTTATAATAATTATTTTTGTCATTATATTGTAAAATTTTAATAATATTTATAAAAAATATTTTATTATATAATACTTTTAACATTTTTGTAAATATTTATTTGTCTTTATATTACTTTAATAAATAATTAATAATTATATTTAAAGTTTTTTTTTCACTATTTTTATTTGTCTTTATATTACTTTAATAAATAATTAATAATTATATTTAAAGACTTTTTATTTTTTTTTCACTATTTTTTTAATTTGTCTTTATATTACTTTAATAAATAATTAATAATTATATTTAAAGACTTTTTATTTTTTTCTCTATTTATATTTAAAAAAAAATAGTTAAACTTAATTTAATAATATAATTATTGTAATAATTATGGAAATTAATTCAAACATTATCGAAAATGAAAATATTGGTAAAATTATTAATGAAACGTTAGATTGTAATGAATATGAATATAATCAAATTACAATAATAACAAATGATGAATGTCAAGAACTGAAGAATATTAAATATAAAACTATGTTACTTAATGGCACACCATTAAAGGAAACTAAACATTCATCAAGTCTTAAGAATTTAGATAAATTCTTAGAACAAGAGAAAACAATATCTACAAATGAAACATGGAGTAAATTAAATAAAACACTTAAAACACAAAAGTTGATTGAATTTTCATATTATTATCAAAATGAAAATGAATTAGATGATGATGAAACTAAATTATTAATAGATTTTTTTAAAGATTGTTTATTACGAAAAAAATTACAACGCGTTAAAGATGTAGTTATAGATAAATCAACAGGACAAATAAAGTCTATACCTGCCTTAGTTTATAATAAAAATACTAGACATTTTACATTAAAAAATATTGATAAACGTGTCTCTACATTAAAGTCATTAGCAATTCCTAAAAAAAATCTACATAATACTATTAAAAATAAAGGTATTATTATAGATAATGTAAATATTACATAAACTTATACACTATACTCTATTTTAACTTTATAAATGTCCAAAGGTGTAAGATATGTGTAATTTTTAATTTAAAATTGTTTTAATTTAAAAATAACTAAATAATAACAAAAATAATAATAAAAATAATTATTAATGTCTATTACTTATTTAAATGAACTTATTAAACTTGATAATATATTAAATCAATTAAATTTTGAAGAAATGCCTTCATTAACAGATGATAATAATATAAATGATTTATATGAAACAATATTATATTTAATACACGAATATAAAGAAATTAATTATTTAAATTATGAAGCAGGTAATAATTATTATGATGATTTTTTAAGAGAAGAATTAGAAGAAATATTAACATTACAGTTTGATAACTATATTTATACTAACGAAAATGAATATTATTTATTAGAAGATATTATTAATCAATGTATTGAATTATATAATATTACTTTTCAAAACAATGAAGAACTATTATTAAACGTTATTGAATTTAAAAATAATAAGGAAAATATGAATATTGAAGTTAATGAAACTAATAAAGTTAATACAATTAACCAAACTAAAATTAATAAAGATGTAATTAATATTATAGAAAAATTAGAAGAAAAATTAGAAGAAAAATTAGAAGAAAAATTAGAAGAAAAATTAGAAGAAAAATTAGAAGAAAAATTAGAAGAAAAATTAGAAGAAAAAT